TCTAGTTTTAGGTCTCCCGACATTTTTAGTTCCCCTTTTCTTTATTATTCTTCCTGATTTAGTTCTTGCTACACCTTCTATTCGTTTCCTACCACGTTTCTTTTTAGGTGCCATAGGTTCTCTGCCTAATTTAATTAACGCATCAAACTTAACTTCACCTAATTCGTTTTTAATTACTTTTTCTAGTGTATCATCATGTATTCCTAAAAGCAACATAGCGATTTGTTTTGTAGGAGTATCCTCATAAAATAACCATTTCACCGCAGCTTTCTTTTCTTCTTTGTTTTTTGAATACACCATATCACTAATAGCTGACGCAAATATATTAATCATAAGTTTACCCTCTGGAGTGAAGGCATACCTAGACCAATTCATTTTTATATTGAATAGGCTTTCTTTCTTAGCAGTATTTCTTTTACGAGGCATCTATTTCTTCTTTATATAAGTCAACAAGTTTAGTATGTAAATCAATCTTACCTTGCAACATCTTATACATCTTACGTTCAATATCCGAACCTTGTAGATGAACGACTGTCATTTTATGTTGTTGTCCATATCTATCCATACGGGCTATACATTGTAAATAAGTTTCTACACCCATAACTGGAGACCAGAATACTACAACATTTGCTCTAGTCAGCGTCACTCCGTGCGAAGCTGATTGTGGTTGAATAATTAAAACTCTAGGTTCATCCATTGTTTGAAACCTACTAATGATGCTTGCTCTGTCTGTTGCTGATACTGCACCGTTAATAATTTCATTAGATATATTATTCTTTGATAAGTGTTTAGATACCAATTCAATCGTATGTTTATAAGGCACAAACACAATAACTTTTTGTTCGGTCTCATCAATAACTTCATCTAACGCTGATAGACGCGGTGACACATCAAACTGAACTACTTCTTTTGTATCGGTATATACTGCACCACCTGATATCTGTAATAGTTTATTTAAGTTGGCTGCCGCATTTACTGCCGTAATCTGTTCACCCGCAGCTTGAATTAGCATTTCATTCTTTAGGGCTTTGTAATACTTCTCAACTTGAGGTGTCAATGGTATATCTCTTGTTTGATACATGACATCAGGTAAATCTAAGCATTCATCTTTTGAAAACCTAATAGCAGGTTGTAGAGCTTTGAATACATCGTCTTTCGCTGATGTGCGAGGTATCCACTTAAATCTAGATTGTTGAAACATAACCTTATCACGCCAAGCTGCTGAAAATTTAGGCACTCTTTGTGGACTTACTAACTTAGCTAGACCATATGCATCAACAGGTGATTGCGATGCGGGAGTTCCTGTAAGCATCCAAAGACGAGTCTCAGGTCTTAATATTTTAGCTAGGGTTTTCCAACGAGCCGTACTTGGTGTTTTATAAGCGTTAGCTTCATCAATAACAATTAAATCAAACTTAGATGATTCAATAGCTTCACGAACTACACCTACACCATCGTAGTTAATAATAACTATTTCATATTCACCCTTAATAATCTTTTCTCTTTTATCTGCCGTTCCATGTGCAACCCCGACAGTTCTATGCATAGCTGTATTAAATACGTCAGCCTGCCAAGCAGAATACATAATAGATAACGGACATATAATTAAAACGCGTTTAACTTCTTTCTGTGTCATTAGATAATCTATAGCCCAAATGACTGATGATGTTTTGCCTGTGCCTGCTTCGTTAAAACAAAAGGCTCTTTGATGTATGCTTAAAAATTCAGCAGTTGTTCGTTGATGTGTGAAAGGTTTATACAATCCTGGCCAATTATAATCTCGTACAATAGGCGAAGGTAAGTTCTTACGGAATGCAATTAACTGATTAAGGCGTGTCATTTCTTGGACACCCCAATAGACCATGACTTCTGCTAGGTTGCCTTTACGTTCAACAACTTCGCTTTTCTCAATGTTATCTGTAATGTGCGGAACAATATGTTCAGGCACAGTTAATTTAATAGCCGTGTTTTGTATAATTTCCATATAGCTATTCTAGACTAACTAGAATAAATGTCAACTATTTTTTCTTTGGTTTGGAAGTTTTTTTACGTTCTTTCGTGCTTATTTCTGACACTAAGTTTCCTTTAGAGTCACGCTTGAAAGACCTATTTGCGGAAGCACTTTGAATGAAGACACCGTTCTTATTAGAACCGCCTTTATCTAATGCCTTTTTATGAGCTACATCTTTTCCTTCTCTTGCATCTGCCTTGCCGTTATTATTACGGTCAGGTAATTTTTTATCTAAAGCACGTCTAGCACGTTGTCTTTCTGCACGACGAGGTTCTTCATCGCGAGCAAGCTGTTGCTGATATTCTTTCTTATATGGACGTGGTTTATTTACGTAAGGCATGTGCGTATTATACCTTATTCTTTATGGAACTCGCAATCTTTTACTGGACAATATTTACATAGAGGGGAAGGGTTTGCTATCCAAGTATTTGTATCATATGAATTATCTAGTCTTGCTAGCGGTTGTTCAAACTGTTTCCATGATGCTTCTATACCAGACCTATGATACTCTTCGGGTAAGAAACTATTCTTCATTAGGAACAATAAACCTGCCTTAATTTTAATCACTTGTGGAAAGTGAGCATATGTCATCAAAGCCATTAACCTTAATTGTTTAGGGTCAGGGTATCTATTACTTCCTGTTTTATAGTCTATGATGAAAGCGGTATCACCATCCACAATGAGCAAGTCCACAATTCCGCGAACCCAACGATTATCAGCATCGAAAGCACAAGGCGTTTTATCACGCGTAAGAGCCATTTCATATTCACAGTATTTGTCTCCTGGTATTTTAATTAATTCATCAACAACATCTTTAAAGCGTTCATAATTTTTAGCTAGTTCAATCTTATCTCTTACATAATCTTCTAATGCCTTATGAACTTCTTTACCATATATAGTCTGAGGTGTATCTTGAAATACATAGTTCTTAGCTACTTTTAATTCATAATACTTCTTAGGACATTTTGTATATTCACTTAAGGCAGAATAAGACCATGTATAGTTAGCCATTAATCTTCTTTCTTTTGGACTTCGCCTGTTGATTTATTAAGTTCGTATTCATAGTGTAACCCTTCATTACCATTCTGTCCTACTACATCAATCCTTGAAGGTTCAGGTCTTAATATTTTATGTGGTGTTTCTTTTGGTAATGGGTCTACTGTTTTTTGTTTACCAAATATTAAATCCCAATTCTTTTCAAACATTTCACTATTAGGTTTAGATTGTATCCAATCTCCTGTTATATCATTACGTGCGGTATTCTTACTCATAGTTAGCCATCACTTCCTTTAATAAGTCTTCATAAGTTAATTCATCTTTATCTTTAGTAAATTCAACACTCATTAAGTATCTAGTCGTTTCAAAATTATACACCGTATGAGGTACTTGGGTATTAAATAAATAATAAGTGCTAGGTTTATATTTTAACTCTTCTATTTTAAATACGTATTGATCTGAATCAACTTTAAATAAACAAGCGTTTCTTTGAGTGGGAGGAGTCAGTAACATATTAATACCGACACCGCGTCTAGTATCTGTGTGCCAATCATAGCAAACGTATGGGTCTAGCTTGAGTATGCCGGCTACAAAACTATAACGATGAGATAACCATACAAAGAATTCATCTTGAAATATAATCTCTGGCGGAATACGCTTAGCATCAAAATTATAATAGGGTGTCCAGTCTGATGGACTAAAAGCAAAGTCTTGTAAGTCCTTGTATATACTAGACTTTTTACTTATTTCATAATAGGGTTTCATTAGCATTCACCATAACTTGCACCGTGATGTGTTTCACATGCCACAGGTAGTCCTTTAGCCCAGTCAGGTGGTGTTGACATTACATCTGTAATATATCTTACTGCATTATCAACATCATCATCTTTAGCCACACAAACTACTGCATCATGCACTGTTAATACTGGTTTATATTTCTCATTGATACTTATCATCTGTTCACCTACAATAATTCTAGCTAATGCCTGCACGACGTTCTCGACGACAGACCCACCCCATATAGATGTAAACCCATTTCTAGCACGGTATACAAACTTACTCTTAGACTCTGATGTATCCCATGTAAGACCTGGATAATAAATATATAAGCCGTTGGGTAGCCTAATTCCTTTTTCTGTGACTTGTAATACATTATGTTTACCGATGTAGTATGGTTCTTTACCTTGTTTCCATGAAGCTAAGTCTTGTAAAGCATCGTCACACTCACGCCACAATTCAATAACTTTATCATTAACTTCTCTATAAACTCTGACAAGCCTTTGACATTCATCATCTGATAAGTTAGCGTTAGGTGGTTGAGTCTTTAGTGTATGTTGTAGCTTAGCCCACCCTGTGCCATAGCCTAGTCCTAATGTGCAAGTCTTACCTACGAACCTTTCAACTGTATCTTTCTTAGTTATGGGGCGTTCATAAACTTTACTTGCAAACTCAGAATAAACATCTCGACCATCTTTATACCATTGGACTATGTCATCTTGTCCTGCAAGCCATACTAAGACACGAGCTTCAATCTGCGAAGAGTCACAGTTAATAATTTTATGACCCATAGGTGGAACGATGGCGTTCTTTAGTGCTTTCTTTTTCTTATCTCGTGCGGGTAAGTTTTGAAAGTTAACTTTGTCTAAGCCTGACCATCTGCCTGTATGTGCGCCGTAATACTTTAATGGAATAGGTAGCTTACCCTTATTGCGTTTACCAATATCTATAAATCTCTCTATCCTTGACTCTTCAAGTGTAGACTTAGTGCCTAGTCTTACTCGACATAGTTCTTGTATAAATACATCTTCACTCTCAGATAATGCAATAAACCCTACATCATTCTTAGCTAAAGCATAGGTATCTTTGTTTGTAGTCGGACTTACTTTCATAGGTGGGTCTATGCCTAACTCTATAAGTAGCTCAGCAAATTGTTTATTAGATGCTAACTTAGCACGGACTTCTTCTGTAGTTTTACAGTCTAACCGTATCATCAACCCTGTAAGTAATTCAGCTTTTAAGTTCTTAACTTCTTCTAATCGTTCTACAAGTAAAGCATCATCTACTTCAAGTGTAGGTTCGGTATACATGCGAAGAGTTATATCAATAAGTTTAACTTCATTCTCATTAAACTGTGGTGCTAAGACTTGGAATAGTTTATAGGTTAAGTCAACGTCATTTTTACAATAACCACCATATCTATCTAACTCAGCAGGCGTAAAGTTTTCTAGTCGCTTACCTTTAGCATCTATAACTTCTGTGCCTTTTGTGCCTAAATTATATCTTTCTACAAGTGTAGCTAACGAACCGCCCGCATTAGTGCCGTGTATAGCCCTAGCCATGCAGAGAGTATCGAAATACATAGAAGGAACAATCCCAAAACTAAAAGATAGAATACCACCGTCAAACAACATGTTATGACAGAGTAAGGCAGAGTTAGGAATGTCATAAGAGTCGAGTATAGTTTTGATTTCTTGATGCGTTCCAGTATGCCATTTAGTTTCTTCATCATTTACTTTAACTCCTACGCCAATTACTTGAAATTGTGGTGACCTTATATACTCTTCAGTAGTAAGGCTTGATAAGGTAAAACCTACATCATAGTAGGTTTCAAAGTCTAAGGTTATGAGTTTCATATTATCCTAAAAATGGTGGGCTACTCACGGTTTATATAAATGCAAAAATACCGTCTAAATAATTTAACATACATATAAAAGTGCTTTCGCCCTTTGCGTTTACTGCAAATTCTTATTTGTCTTTTGCGTGTCGTGCAAATTCATCACGACATATTACCGAACACCAACGACGAGTATCCTTAACAGGTTCATCACACCATATACATTTACCTGTTGTGTTAACAGGTGTTTTAGCTTTATTATGGGCATTGGTGACTGCCGTATCAATCATTTGTTGTAGATATTCGTTAGCGACATCTACTTCGTCGTTCATCATGCAGTTGCTCTTTCTATTGGTTTACTATACATTGTGAAACTTCTACGCCATGCTTTACCTCTTGGTTCAGGTGTAGGAAGTTTAACTAATCCTTGTTTTTCTAAATCTCTAATTCTACTTTCATTACCTAATGTATTTAGTATAACTTTGTATCTGCCTGCATTAGGAAACTTAGTCATATATTCTAACGCACTATTAATAATTTCTTGGTCAGTAAATCGTTTATAAGCTCTCAAAATAAACACTCTCCTACTAATTCATATAAATTTTCTTTGACAACTATCGGTTTATCTAGTTTTATTACTATAACATCTTTATTATTTTCTGTAAACCATTTCGCTTCTTTTTGACTCCATCTATACTTTCTAATAATTTCTCCATCATCATCTAAAGTAGCATGAGTAAAAGGTAAAGACATTTAATCAATCCCCCAAAAAAATAAAGCATAGCCACGATGACTATGCCGTCTATAACAGGTTGTGTCCTATTCAATAGGTGTTCGTCGAACAATTTCTTTTGCAATCTTGGCACGTTTTTTACCACCTTCTTTAAACTTATCTAACATTTCGTATAAGACTTTAATGGACAATGCCTTAAGTCTATCTTTGCCTGTCTTAGTTTTAAACGGATTGGCATGTCGTTTGCTTTTATGAACTTGTTGTGTTGCCATTATAATCCTCCAAATGCTTCTGCTAATTTTTTACTACTATACTTATTCTCTTTATTATACTCTTGAGATTGAGCTTCGTTTTTATACATGGGTGTAATAACTATATGATGCACATCTTTTAAATTAGAAAAATACTTTAAGTCGTCAGGTAGAAAAGTCCATACATGTCTAGCCCTTAAATTATTATTTGTATCATATTCTTTATATTCCCAAGCATCAGGTTTAGTTGCTTGCATATTTAGTCGCCTCTTGTTTATAAAATATTATATGAGACCATTGTATAGCTTGTTGCAATTTCCACCATGACTTAGGCTTAGATATACTTGTATCATGGAACGATGTAGCACCATAACTATAATCAGGTTCTAGCTTGTGCATTATACGCCATGCGAGCTGATAATAGTAAGGATTTATTTCATTCGGTTCGGGTGGCTTTACTTTTCCATACCAACTGAACTGAGATGGTCGTTTCATTTCATAGCAGACATTTTTTGGATTAAAGTCTGCTCGTCTCATCAATACATATCCTACGGCAATTTGGGCTTGTTGTGGTTCTATGCTACTTTCCATAAATATGGTTGTGGCTAGACATGCCAATGCTTGGTCTATCATAATGACCCTCCTTAAAAACTGAAACCAGTTTTATTTATCTTGTTCGGATTTTACTTCGAGTTCTTTAAGCATTTGAAGACAATGGATAGCTTTATCAATATCTTTTAAGCCACCTTTATCACGCCATCTTGTTATATATGAAATGGCAGTGCCTTCGATGAATGGGATACCGTTTACATGAATATAAACGATAGGTTGAATTTTGTATTTTTTATAGTGGTCACCATCCACTTGTGTATTTAACGAGCTTTCTGTCATTATAGTCCTTTCATTAGGGTTATAAGTTCTTCTATATTACTCTCATTTACCACGATTGCCAAGCCTTTATTATTGTTTATTAGGTCAATGTTGTGTTTTTGCAACTCGGT